TCAGCGTGCCCTGCGTGCCGAGCGCGGGCACGTTGCCGGTGGAGGCCGAGAACGGCACCCACCACGTCTCGGTGCCGTCAACGCGAAGCTCGCCGTCGTTGACGTCGATGATGCCGAGGACGGCGGCATTTTGACCCCAGCGCACGTCACTGTTGATCGTGACCGCTCCGCCGGAGTTGATCGTGATCGTCTCGCCGTTCAGGAGCCCCAAGATCGAGGCGTCGTCGTAGTTGACGGCGGTGGTGACGGTTTGGTTTGCCATAATTTATCTTTAATAGTTATATTTAGCTATAAGTATAGTTAGCTCTCAGGCTCCATGTTTTATCAAACTGTGCTGTACCACCTGCCCAAGTCTCCGCTACGTCCCCATCACCAGCAATAACAATCTTTTTTATTCTCCAAGATGTAGAAGTTTCTGCAGAGCCTACAGCAGCTTCGCCCTTATATAGTTCGTTTTCTGTGACAAAATCTATTCGTTTACTGTATGGCACGTCTTCTTCTCCTGAGACTCCTGGTGGTCCTTGTGGTCCTTGTGGTCCCTGTATACCGCCCTGAACAATAACATCTTTGATCTGTTCTTCATGTACAACAGTGCCCAGATTATCAACAGAAATAATATCTATATTTTCCTGTTGAGACAGTATTCCGTAATTTTGTTCAGAAATAACAATTGTATCTTTTAAATCGTCAACAACTGTTATTGTTTGCTGAGTTTCTATAACTGCTGTTTCCATATTATCTTGTTACTTCTTTAACTAAGGAAACTGTACCGCCAATAAAGGGTGTTACTTCACTGCCATTTACCAATTCCAAACTATAAACCGCAGACTGAAAGTTTAGAGCGGCTGTAACACTGGCTGGAATAGTTAAAGTTATAGTTTTTAGTGTATTATCTATCAAAATTCTGTTGTTTTCTGTTGTTAATTCAGTTAGTACTGTTAAATCCTCGAGTTTTGATCTGATCTGCATACGAGCAGTATAGCCGGTCAAGTCGACAGGTTGATTGTACTCCAGGACTCCACCACCTGTATAGGTTGTATAGTTCAGTGCATTGACTGAGTTAAAAGTCGCTGTGTTGGCAGCAACTTCACTGGCAACTAAGTAGTTGTCACCAGTATTGGCTTCTTTCATGCCAAGGGCACCACTGATCTTGGTTCTCCAGCCCACTGGTACTCCATGGTTAGCGGCAGTGACCACCATGGGCGCAGTTTTTGAGATATTGCTAATAGGTGCGTATACTTTTAAGGCACTTTCCCAACGGATCGTTTCACGAAAGGTACTGCCCTGATATATTTTAAGATTTAACTTTGTCGGACCAGCCATTGGGCACTCCTTTATTATATAGAGCTGTAATTTTTAAAGCTCTTGTCATTTTGGTACTATTATACCACAAGGGCAGAACTTGGTCAAGCGAAAAAATACCCAGCTTTGTGGGCTGGGTATTTTTTGTACAGTTTAGGGTGGTGTTGGGTTTGTTGGTGGAGGGTTTGGATTCCACGGCATGTTTGTAACAGTTAACTGAGCTTTTGCCAATTCTTTATCTAACACATACTGAATATGTGCCTTGATACTTTCTAGTCGAAGATCTGTGGCTTCGATCCATTCTACTACTTTGGCTTCAGTGAGTTGTTCTAGCGGAATGAATGGTTGACCGTCTGGATCTGGTAGATCGGTGGTTTGTGGTAGTTCAAAAGTTTGGGTACCCTCTGTACCTTTAATAGTCCAGTCTACTTGCTTTACCACACCGGTATTACTACCCACCGTTGCAGTACGAATGGCTGTGACTTTGATTTCAAATGTTGCTGACATACTGTTCCTTGTTAGATTATTGTTCTGGTTTTGTCGGCCAAGCTGCGTTCCAAGATATTTGTTTTGAGTGATAAAATCATGGAGAGCCTGGCAGTGGTGTAGGTTCTACCCAAGGAATAATACCACAAATCATTTTTTCTTGTTCTGTTAGGATATCACCTACTTGAATGTCTCTTCTTGGAGAAATTAAAAAACCTGTTGCAACAGTTGCCTCAATAACTTCTACTACGTTGAAATTATGATCTATTCTTAAAAACGAAATCATCAGAGTTCCTCCAACAAAATTGCACCTTGTTTGCCATAAAGTGGTCCAAACCCTGCTTTGTAAGCGTACGTGGTGCCTGCATTTAACGTTACAGATGGGATCACTGTAATATAGCCGCTACCGCCACCAACTCCAGTGCCTCTTGCGTCTTCACCGGCGCCCCAGTTATCTACTGTAATACCTTTTCCACCAGTATTTGCGGTTACCGCTATTCCATTACTAGTAGTTCCGATAACAGGGATACCAACGTTTCCACCAATGCCAATGCCGTCAGAGCTTCCAGGCGCAGCAGCATAGGTTAAAAATTGAGAAGAAGTACCCGTATCTCCGCTGCCGCTCCACCTTGCCCCACCGCCAATTAGAGTTACTTTATAATTTTTAGTAGCTAGTTGTATTCTAATAGGCAATTTTGTGGTTATTGGATACACACCAGTATTGTCAACCTGGTTACTCCAAATTATTGGGAACAAAAAGATTTCGCCGGTTTTTGTAATAAAAGCAGATTGACCGATAGTTGAAGTCCACATTTCAGCGCCGAACACTGCTCGTTGTAGAGTATTGAATCCATATGCTAAAGTGTATTCATTGGAATAGACTTGAAAATTTGATAAGTAGGGGCCATTGGTGGCCATTGTTACAATAAAGCTGTCTATTTTCGAAGCAGTTATTACATTAGCGTAATTACCCAGGCTAGTTATAGCTTTTCTAGGGGTTGTTCCTACTACAAGAGTACTTCCCGATCTAGATACTTGATAGTATCCTGCTACACTATGGTAACGAGATGTTTGGAAATAAGCCTCATCTCTTGTCACTAAGGAAGTACTTTGGAGTTGTGGAGAGGCTAAACCATCTCCAGTAAGGCCCTGGAAAACAAACTCCGTGCCTAGCACACTTTCGCCGCCTTGTATATGTAATAGAAGGGTATATCTAGTATTGCTGACATCTACACTTCTATATGAAGTAGTATTAAGAAGACAGTCTGGCGTTACAATGATATAAGCCCCAAAGCTTGCTTGAAAAGTTATAAAAAATCTTTGAGTTGTGTTACGCCAATTAAAACTAACGTCATTAACAATAGAGCTAGAGCCTGTTGTAAATGTTAAAATGTTAGTAGTAGAGTTAGCGTCATTTACTACTGTAACACCTGTCCCATCGCTTTTTACATGCATAAAAGAAAATGAACCAATTGAAGTACTTGAGGATGTAGGGCCAAATTGGGCAATTGAAGCAGACGTCAAATCAAATGTAAATATTCTAAAGCCGGCATTAATGCTTAATGCAATCCAGAACTTATTAGAAACAGGCCAATTGAACACACACATATCGCTTATGCTGTTCGGTAGCCCTGAAAATGTATAAGTAGTTAACGTTCCAGAGGGCAGAGATACACGATTTATATAAAAAGTGGTTCCGCTACTACTAAAAAAGTATAAATTGCTATTATACAATCTTACACAACGCAAGGTTCCGAAGCTGTCAAGGTTCAGCCCCTGCGGATTGTGCGACCATACTTCCTTTACGCCGTCAAATACAACACCACCATTAAAAAAAGAACCACTATTATCATAAAGTCTGCATTTTAAATAAGTATAATCACTGAGTTCATCTTGTAAAATACCAAAGTCGTTTTGTCCTATGGTTTGCTCTCTTACCGTATTTCTTCTAAACATGGTCCCCATAGAATTCGTACCCCCACCTATACTATTGGCTCCAGTTGTTGCTATGTAGGTGTTGTTAGGTCTGTTTGCTGTTTTTACAAGATACAAACTACTGTTATTATTATATGTAACAGAGTCAACTTGAGTCCCACTGTTAAATCCTAAAAAATCTTTTAACACAATAGGGCTAGGTACTGTGTTAGTGCTTATAGTTCTGCCCATAATTACTCCTCGTATCCATAGACACTTATACTCAACAGACTGGTTGAACTATATATTACAACATTTTCTCCAGCTTGAGCGACAAGTCCTGTTCTTTCAAGCACACAGTTTGGTAGCAGTGTAGTATTATACTCAATCCACTCGGAATTTGCTGGTGTATTAGTACTTGAAATTGCAAGTCTCACAGAGGCACTTTCAGTAGAGTCTCTATTTACAATATTTACAGTAAAAGTCGCTAGCTTACTAGCAGGTACCGTATACACTATTGTGTTAACTTGCTGGTTGGGGGAAGATCTCCCTAAAATACCTGTTGGCATTATTGTTATCCTTAAAAACTACAGAAAAAATAAACTTGTGCTTTAGAAAGACCAAAAGAAGTAGGCTTTCCAGATACATTAGTCCAGGCCACGGATCCTGCACTGCCAGTGACGTTGATACCCCAAGTACCACTAGCACCACCACCTGTCAGAGTTGGTGAGTAGCTGTTGTAATTACTTGAATCTAGAATAGTTGCTTGTGTACCCCCACCAGGATTTCCTTTATTGATATACCCAGTGCCACCACTCCACCTCATTTGCCAACCATGGCCTGCGCGATGAAATCCAACTTCACTGCTATTCATCATCAGGTTAGATCCGGAATCAAAATAAATTCCATGCCAACCATTTAGAGTCCCAGAAATACGCCAAGATCCATACTCATTACTATTATTTGGATAAAAATGAGCACTATTTACTGAACTGAAAATGCCGCCAGCGTTAGTATTAATCCAATTGTTGACATAAAGGTATCCGTTGGAAGCCGTTCTGAGTATAACACTGCCACCACCATTTTCAGAAGAGGCATAGCCGTTTAACTGTGCAGCGCTGCCACTGATTGAAATACCCCAAGTACCGCTGGCACCACCACCTGTCAATGTAGGTGAGTAACTATTGTAGTTGCCTGCGTGAAGAACTGTGCGTTCTGCTCCGCTAACAGTAACAAGCAATTCACCATTGACATTTTTGCGTAAATCCCATCCTGCCCAGACACCGTTTAAGAATCCGTATTCAGTGCCAGTACCATAAATTTGCCAACGATATGCATTATTGCTGTCAACACCAAGCAAGCCCATCGAACCTGCGCTAGCACTGTAAATTCTTGCGTTAAGAGCCCTTTCTTGATTGAGTCTTATGCTATTAGCAACCACTCCTCCAGCAAAGTATCCACTACCATCATCAGAATCTAGGAATATTCTGGCAACACCAGCACTGGCAACATACATACCCCAACGATTGGTAGCAACTCCGCCTGGATTACCCATTGCATATCCAGAATAACTGTACCCAATACCGTACATATTACCAAGATTTGTAGTACCTGGGACATAAGAGCCACCTATAGAATAAATTGCACCGCTTGTGTTAGTAGTTTCTACTCCAGCATATCCACCGTCCAAATATCCGGCTCCAGCAGCTGAGCGCTGAATTTTGCCGCCAACTGTAAGACTACCACTTATTACGGCATTGCCGCCATTAGTAACGTGAAAAAGTCTAGTACCAGTATTTGAATTCTGCCAAACAGTAAAGTGATCGTAAGAATTCTCAGCACTGTTAGCAGCTCCATCTGTATTAAGGATTACATGCACGCCCCCAGCAGCTCCTATTTCTACCCAATATTTAGAACCGTCTGCGTTTGCATAACCTTGAGCAGGATAGCCATTAGCTTTAATATATGTGCTGTAATCTCCGCTTCCTCTTCGAAACCCTAAAGTACCATCTATATTAAGATTACTGGTAATTGTACCGCCGCTTAGGGGTAGAGCATAGCTGTTGTAATTGCTTGCGTGTAGGACTTGATTACCATTTTGAGTAATAGCCCCGATTGCATTAAAACTACTTGGTGTACGAAGTGCTCTAAGATCTCCTGAATCCCAAGTCAAAGACTCACTAGTAGTAATATTTGCTACAAATTGAGCGTTCATGTCAATAATATTGTCATAATATCCACCATTGTGGATTTTACGCAAAATTACAGTACCATAAGACCAAGTAGAACCTGCTGTACCAAAACAAACTACATATTTTCCGCCGCGAGTTCCTAAACGTACTTGTTTATTAGTTTGACCAATTACATTTGAGGCTAAATTGTACCAACCACCAGCCCAATTATGTCCGCCAACTATAACAGTACTAACACTATTACTATCGTATTCGTAAATATCGAATACCATGTGGACCATACCATAATTGCTGGTAGTTCCAGGCAATTCAAAGAAGACCATACCAGTAGCAGTGCCACTTGCACTCCACTGTGAGAGAGGCCTTGCTATATTATTACCCTGACGTATGTTACCACCAACTGTAAGACTACCGCCAGTAATTATATTTTTATCATTTCTGGCGCGTATCCAGGTAGCATCGTTCATATACCAACCACCGCCCCAACCAAAACCTAGCTCTTCGTCTTTTAAGAAGGTTGAGGTGTTGCGACCAAATACAATAGCGTCATTGCTTCCAATCAGCTGAATACTACCGTTTATAAAAAGTCTGTTATTTGTAATTGATCCTATTACTGGAGTACTGTCACTTGTGGTATAGGAAAAATCGTCAGTGGCAATACCAATGTTTCCACTGGTATTAAATACCATTCTTTGTGCTGAATTGACTAAGATAGACAGTGGATAATTGTTGTATGTTCCAACAAAACCACCAGGAGTAACACCGTTTACACTTTGCCAAGTATTGTGTGCATATATACCCATTCTAACTGTATCAGTTTTTACAGTAATTCTAGAATGTGGTCCACCGTGTACGTTTAATTGTGTATTCCAACCATCATAATTTGCAAATGTTTCACCAATTGAAATACCACCAGAAGATGGGTTTATATAGGAATTGCCACGTGTTGAAACAGTTGAAAATGTTTCGCCCGCCGCTGTACCAGTGACGTTGATTGACCAAGTACCACTAGCACCGCCACCTGTCAGAGTTGGTGAGTAGCTGTTATAATTGCCTGCATGTAGAACTTGGTTACCGCTTTGAGTAATTGCTCCTAGTGTGTTAAATGCACCTGACAAACCAAGTGTAGCCAGAGGAGTGCTAAAATCTAGTGTGCGACCAACTGCACCACCAGCAGCACCATAAAAATTGAAACCGCCCACACTAAATGCCAAATAACTGGAAGTATCCCCTAATGGAGCGATAATAACTCCACTAGACGCGGTGTGTCGTACATTGTAGCCAATACCACCATACCATCCACCACTATAACCAGCAACAAGACCACGCCCCTCGGTTCCACCAGAACCAAGATTGACGTTGTAGGAGCCTGTTGAGTCTGCGAAATTTGGTGCAGTTACTAGACCTGTTACAGTGAGAGCAGAGCCCGATAATTGCATGGTTTGCGTACTATTATTGTACCAAGTATGCACACCATTAGCTGCATTGAATCTTGAGCCAGCAGCATTATTTTCGCTGCCAATGAATACTTGCCATGCACCATTGTTCCAATATTCTATTCCTGCAAAACCCGCGTTTGTAATACGCTGTGTTCCTTGCATTAGAATAGGACCACTCATAGTACCGCCGCTTAGGGGCAGAGCGTAAGAGTTGTAATTTCCGGTAGTCAATACGGCATTGCCATTATGAGCCAAACCTACAGGAAAGTTTGCTGCACCACTACTTTCAATTTGAATTGCTCTTGTACCGCCACTACTGCCAACATCAACAAAGAAACCACCACCAACAGATTTTATGTTTGCATATGAGGAGTCGTTTTCCGGAGGATTCAAGAACAGCATTTTTGTACTGTCGTTGTTCCAGATCTCTATACCACTTCTCCAACTGCCGGAATAGCTACCAAAAGTGCCGGGTTCTGCTGCACCACTTCTTTTTATAATAAAGTGACTGGTTGAGCTAGTACTACCGCTAGTGTTTATTTTTATAGAACCGGTTAATACACCACCAGCTAATGGTAATGCTCCTATTTCTGCCAAAGACCAACTTACGGCAGCACTGCCATCTACGTTCTTACCAGTATTACCAATTGTCAAGGTTCTAGCAGTTTGCCAGGTTGTGGCAGTTCCTGCATTGCCAGTAATAGATGCACTACTAGTAATATATCCACTTGGGTTAGTTGCTGCATATGCACCAATTTCTGCCAAAGACCAACCCACAGCAGCACTACCATCTACACTTTTACCAGTGTTGCCAATTGTCAGGGTTCTGGGGGTTTGCCAGGCTGTGGCGGTTCCTGCATTGCCAGTAGTGCTTTGATTTAGTGTGGGTACATCCGCAGCAACAATGGCTCTGAATGTTGGTGCCCCGGCGCTTCCATTTGGCGCGGCGTAAATTGTATTTGCGGGTTTACTGCTGGTAACGCCAGTCAGTTCTGTATTTAGATTGATGAAGTTGGTGTCTAGCTGGGCATTACTAAGAGGTCCATTGTTATTTGTGACACCAGTACCACCTGGTGTTTGTCTTGTGGTAATATTTGCCATATTTGTTCCTCTGGTGTAACATTATTTTTATGGGGCGACACACCCCATAAAAATAATGGCGAGGATCCCCGCCATTATTGGTAAAATTAAACTGCTGCCAATGTAACAGTCCAAGTAATAGTCATTGTATCATTTGCAGCCTTGTTGATAACAGCAAACGTGGTACGGCACAGCATGGTGCCAGCACTTGAGTCATTAAATATGCCTGCCTCTGTTAGAGCCGCGGTACCAACACCAGCACCAAAGTTAGCAACATACACAATGTTGGTTGTACCAGGAGTTGTACTGGCTAATGCCACACGAGCACTTTCAGTACCCAGAGTGGTATTGCCGGCTGCAGCCGCAACTGCACCTGTTCCTACAGCCATGTGACTCATTGCTGTAGCAGAGGCGGTGGCCATTCTGCTGGCAATATAGGTCAAACCGCTTGTGACTACTAGATTGTCGATTTCACGACTATCCTTTAATACACCGGCCCCATCCCTAACCGTGATGTTTAACTTGCCTGTAATTTTCAGTTTTTCTTGGGAATTCATAAAAACCTTTCTGGTTATGTAACTGTCCTGGAAACCCCTACATAATCCTCTAAAAAGTAGTCGGGTCCGTTGATATAACTCTGATTCAGGATTGTTCCTGAGTTTGATATGCTTATTTGATCGAGAGGAGTTCTTTCAAACAGTAGTGTCACGTATAGTTCATCACTAAGATTGACCTGCTCTGTGGATACTTTAAACAATGTGACCACTTGGTCGTCATCTACAGCAGCACCGTTGATATCGTCTGTTACGTTTAACACGTCAGTTAAACCAACAGAAAAAAACATTTCAACAAAAGCAGTATCTGATACCTGTGTAGTATCCAGAAAATCTTTGCTAAATACTATCTGTAGTGGGTCTGTAATATTTAAAATATCGGTAAAATCTCTAGAGAACTGTACTGTTCTGTCAAAACTGTCCACTAAGTTAAACTGGTCACCTGTATTTTTAAAGAAACTGGCGACTTGATCATCATCAACAGCTGCACCATTGATATCGTCTGTTACATTAACTTGGTCACTAACATTTTTATTGAAGTCGACAACGTCAGACTCGGATATGTTGGTTTGATCAACAGCTTCTCTGAAGAAAGCCACATCACGACTTAGATCATCAATGAGGTTGAGCTGGTCGCCTGTATTTTTAAAGAAACTGGCCACTTGATCGTCATCAACAGCTGCACCATTTACGTCATCTGTTAAGTTAACTTGGTCTGTAAAATCTCTGAAGAATTGTACAGTGCGGTCAAAATTGTCATTGACGTTGAACTGGTCTGTTGACTCTCTCAAAAACGCCACAGTGCGATCAAAGTTGTCGCCAAGGTTCAGGGTGTCCACAGATGCTTTTGCTAGGTCAACTTGGGTAGATTCTGTGAGGTCTAATATGTCAACAGGATTTTTACCAAACTGTACGTCGTCGGAATCTGTGAGGGTTATGGCGTCGGCGGAGACTTTTTCTAGACCATTAGATATGAGTTCTGAAACGTTTAATTGATCGCTGTTGGCCTTACCAACAGAGTTATTAACAGTTTCTAAAATATTGATCTGATCTGTGGGGTTCTTGCCAAAATTTATATTGTCAACCGAATCTGTTAGGCTGACCTGATCTTGTACATTCTTACCAAACAGTCTTGTTAGGGTTTCTGCTATATTGACTGTTTCTATTTTTGAGAATACTATAACAAAAAATCCAGTTAAGTATTCTGCTTTGAGTTTTGTTGATTGAATTATCTCGCTAGCTAGGGTTCTTGACCTATAGCCAGCAAGGCTTGCCAAACTAGAAACTTTTTCAATTGTTGCTGTAGTTTTGGAAACAATACTAGCTACGAGTGAGGCCATACTTAACCTCCAGGAGTGGCATTAGGCGGCGGTGTATTACCAGGAGTTGTTGGAAGTGGTGTTATGTCTGCGATATCTTCACGAATTACCAAGTTTAGGGTTTCATATACGGTTTCTCGGGCACCCGTGGTTGTATTGTAGAGTTCGATTTCTGCTGTATAAGTTCCAGCTGGGCGATTAAGATCCCCGTTCTGCCAGATCACATAGGCAATTCCATTAGCTTCATCGGTACCATTTAGTATAGTTGCAGGTCGTACAAAAGCCACTCCAGTACCTGTACTAGGTTTAGCATTTAACTGTACAGTTGTATTAGTTAAGTTTCTAGGTCCGTTGGTGACCTCATCTGTTAGAGTTAATTTGATTTGCGGTAAGGTGTCACTTTGTACAAAGTAGAGTGTTGTTGCCATTTTAACTCCTTGTGGGGTTTACACCAAGAGTTTGTTTTGGTGCTTTTATTTTGGTACTATTATAACATGTAAGCAAAATTGTTTCAAGCTAAAAAATACCCCACCTTTGTGGGTGGGGTATTGTGCTTCAAGTTCTTGAACGGATTAGGTCAACAAAGTGCCACAAGTCATCTTTGCGAAAAACTCCAGCAGGTTTTGTGGGAGCCCAAAGTGGGTTTGCGCTCATTAATTCTGTGTAGTCCGTTATATCAGTCCTGGTGCCGTCTTCGTTGACGATGCCGCCTGGTATGTCTGCTATAACGACTGTTTCAAGATTTTGACTTGGTAGTAGTTCGAACTTTCCATCAGTTATGGTTCCATTACCTATCATTAACCTAACAAAACCACCTAAATTGTGATCTATATTTACAATGTCTTCTACAACAGTTTGTTGTGGAATTATTTGCGTTCTCATGTCGTCCTTTCAATTATGCTGGCCATATAGGTATATAATAATTAGTACCATTAATATTTACTTGTAGCCAACTGTTTGTACTTGCGGTGCCGGGTTTGACTCCTGAATATGTGGCAGTGGCAGTACCAGTTGCAGCAGTTCCAGAAAAATAATACTTATTAGCACCAAATCCTAAATATCCAGCAACCAATCCTGGGTTAACAGTATCGTTATTAATAGGTATTTGATTGCTTCCAGTACCTACATGTCGGCCATCTACCATGTCTGCATTCAAGTTTGTGACCAAAGATGTAGAAGTTATCTGCATTGGGCCACCCACATACAGAGCTGTAGCAGTTCCACTAGCTGTAGTGCGAAGAGCTACATAGGCGGCACTTGTAGCATCTACACCAATACCGGTTCCATTTGCGTCGCCATGTACACCAGCTGAGTTAACACTATTAGATGATCTGCCATGAATACCGGCTGTAGTAGTTCCACTAGTAGTACCATAAACACCATGGGTAGTGCCAACAGCATAAATAGCATAAGATCCTTCGGCTTTAACTCCAGCAGTTACGCCGCCTGTTGCTACTGCCCATACAGCTGCATCAATACCCAAAATACCATTACTTCCAGTAAACTTTGCTTTACCGGTTGTGTCTATATCGCCTCTGATTGTTAAATTGGTACCATTCCATACAATATTGTTAGTGCTGTTACCAAAACCAAATTTGCCATCGCTGTAAATAATGGCACCACTGCCACTCATAGTAGTGCCGCTAATTGTTGGTGAGCTACCAGCAGTTATATTACCTGAAACATTTAAACTACCCGTATCTACTACAATTGCTGATAGTGTGTTTACTTTGAAGTAGCTTAAGTACGGAGTTGTCCAACTCCAAGTACTACCACCATCTGTACTAGTTCCATCAGACTCCCACTGAGCAAAATTAGTGGTATCGGTGGTCAGCGGTGTTAACGACCAACCACTTGGTGGCAAACTATTTCCAGATGGAGCACTTGGAGGACTTATTGCATTTGTGTGTAGTCTATATACTTTGACGAAACTACGTCCTGGGCTTCCGTTAGTACCATTAGTACCATTAGTACCATTAGTACCATTAATACCATTAGTACCATTAGTACCATTGATTCCAGCAATACTATTAACAACTGCTCCAGAAAACTCTCCTGCATCAATGCTATCAGTGTTTGTATTACTAGCCGCTGTGGCATACCGTACCCACAAGTACTCACCGTTTGCAAGAGCAGGTGCACTAACACTCCAGCCATTTAGGGTACCACCGCTCAGTGTGCTAGTACTAAATGTATAGGTAAATGTACCGCTAAATGCTGAAGGAGCTGAAACAGCACTGGTATTTTTAGCATACAATGCCACAGTGGCTGTGTTTACGCCCTGATCGCCTTTGAGGGCTAGTACTTTGGGGGCACTCCATTCACTGTCCAGTATGGTGTCGCTGTCTCCGTCGCTTGCTGCTGTGGCTTGAATAACCCATATCGTAGAACCGTTGCTGCTATCAGGTATCGCATCACTCCAGTTGCTATCAAATCCGGAAAGTATAGCAGTACTAAAAGTGTACGTACTTTGATTACCCGTTCTTAAAGATGGCGCAACAGTTGTACTGTTATTTCTTCTGTATAGGTAAAAAGTAGCAGTATTAATACCATTTTTAACCTGTATTACAGGAGTGCTCCACTCATTTGCAGCAATACTATCAGTACTGGTGTTGCTAGAGGCACTAGCAACAGTCACGTACAATGGAGCTGTGCCAGTTGGTATAGTTTTGGACCAACCATTAGCCAGAGTAGCAGTGGTTATAGCCTTATCAATAAAACTGTATGTTACAGCTCCTGGATTATCAGTTACTGCACTAGCGCTTCGCTTGTAGGCATATACAAGTGCATTGCCCAATCCAACATCGCCCTTAAAGATCACAGATAGTTCATCTGTATCCAACACTGTTGTACTGGTGTCAGTTTCATATAATCTTACAACAAACTTTGTACTCTGATCTGTAGAATCTGGGCTAAATATTATACCATCACCACCTCCGACAAATACTCTACTTTCAGTACCTGCGGTAGCTCCTATATAGGGAGTTATTCCCAACCATCCAAAATTTGTAACCGTATTTCCTACATACCTTTTAGCTCCACCTTTTATTTCATTAAAAGGCCCGGCTGTAACATTATCTGGACTGTTCTTATAAACAGCCTTTGTACTCATTACAATTCTGTAGATCGTACTGTCTGTTGCATTCTTTACTTTTGCAAAAGTTTGGGTTTTGGTTACAGTAAAGCTCACACCAGTAGTTGTTTTTCCACTAATAGTGAATAGTATCTGGCCGGTGTCTTGTGTAGTAGAAAAACTTGCCAAGTCCGCTAGTACAGCCTTGTCATCACCACTAACAGCGTTGACTACAGAACCAATAGTTCCAGGAGTACAGTTGGTACCCACTGCACTCACTATTCTCCAACGACCGGCTGCAGTACCTACCGCATCATACTTTAATAGTGAACCGCCTTGATAAACCTCTATGCCTGTGCCACTCAGGGTCAATACAGGGCTAGTGCCATCTGCTTTTGCTGGTATGTTGTGAGTATCGTTGTCCAATTCTACTCTAACAGCGGCCAGTTCTAAAGCTAGGTAACTTATATTCAGTGTACTATTGTTGTTACTCAATATATTTGAACTGTCTAGGTGACGAGCAGCAATTACATAGTTTTGCGAGGCCACACCAGTCCAAGTCCAAGTGGTGGCGTCACCCTCAAATATTTTAACACCGGTGTTCCAGTTTGCACCAGTAATATCTTTGATGATAGTGGACTTGTAGTCCACCACACTAGGCTTGTTCCAATTGAACTTGATACCACCAGGTTGAGCAACATAACTAAATCCTGTTACATCTGGTGGAGGTGTAAACTTGCCCACTATTTGGTGAGTTACCCAGTCGCTCCAGTTGCCCACTCTGCCATCATATGCAACGTACCTCAGCCTAAATCTGTAAGTAACCTGCTCTTCTACATTATCAAAAGTAATACTGCCTTTATCTAACTCAGTGGCTACTAACTTATAGGTCTCGTTTCCTCCTACAAGGTCAATCTGACCCTGTACGTGGGTAACTGTTTTTGGTAGTGTAAAGTCTGGTACAAAAGGTACTAAAGCACTGATTACAAAAGTGTCTGTGGACAGGCGAGTCATTACCGTTTCATCACTGACTATTCTGTCGGATAAGATCACGGGTACTTTATCACCAATATCATCCAACTGCAGTTGAGGAGTGTTTGATATATTACTAAAGTATGCTAATCCTGTATAGTTCCAGTAGTCTGTAAAGATGTTGTAGCCTGGAGTAACTCCTGAAACAGCTGGCTGTACACCATAATCTACAAGGGTTATTCTGGCGTTTTTGGCTCCACTTGTGGGTTCAATTGATAACACCACCAAGTCTTGTGTTTCTTGTTGTAGTTCTCCAAACATAAACAGGTCGTTGTTGCCTGCTTCGGTTGTAGTAGTAGTAGCAGTGGTTTGTACTTTGGTGTAATAACCGTCTTTTAACCTGATGTTTCCAGTTACAGCAGTTAGTGGCTGAATTTGTAAGAAACTAGTAAATACGTATGTAATAGTGGTTGATGTAACAGCCGAGACCACAGCGGTTGACAGCGACAAGTTAACAGTACTTGAGCCCACTGTAACGCTGGGCAGTGTGACTGCTACTCTGTCTCCCACCTTTAATGGATGAGCTCCTAGGGTGAGTACAACTCTGTTGCCGCTTAGGGTATTGTAGTTTGTTACAGCAAATGTGGTTTTTAGTTGACGTTCTGTGTTTAATACGCCTGTTGTGTCGCTTACACCACGAAATCTGACAGTATAGCTTTTGTTTTCTACAACTGGCAGTTCTTCGTCTAGTTCAAATATGTCGCTGCTTAGTCTGTTCTTGATTCTGCCACTCTGCAATCCCCACATTGGTACGTCATGCATCACTTTGACACGGTCACCTCGGTTGCACACCAAGTACTCTATGTCTGTGTTGATGGTAAAGACCTCTGGTCTCAGTTTGATTTGAGCATAGTGCCAACGAGCAAAATCAAGAGCAAGGTCTTTGTTTGTTATACCTGGTAGAGAAATAGTTTCAAAAAGTTCTGCAGTTTGTTTTGTATAACCTGTTGCTGGTAGTACTATTTCGTCTGGTTGATAGTTTTCTTGTTCATTTAAAAACTGCACTTTAAAAGCGTGTGGATATCGTGGCAGTGCTTTCACACTCTCAAAACCCCAACTGTTGTGAGGAGTAAAGTGTTGTACCACTGTAGACTGTTCACGATCAATTGTAACAGTCCACTTGCCATCTCTCATCGCAGGGCTGGCCCTGCCGGCCGCGCAAATATCTCTCAACACTTCCAACACACTCTTTTGTTGACTTAGTACGCTGTTGTATTCCAGTGCTTTAGTTACAAAAGTTGAAGGTCCTGTTTTTATTTGATAATTTTGGCAGTAGTTGTACCAGTCTTGAAGCGCTGCAAGATCTATTTTTGTGTTGATCTCTGACGCCTCTACTCTTTGAGGGTTTGCTGGGTGAGTTAAAACATATCGGAAAAGTGCTGCAGGATTACTGGTAGGGGTACCGTCTACCCAAGTTGACCCGTTCCATATAGGGCAAATGGTTTGAACAAGTGCTGAGATACCCTCAATATTTCCATTGAGCTGATCTGTGGCTTGAATTTTAATGGCAGTCTTGCACACTTTTGTGTTTAGGGGCCGCTTCGGTGCCCAAGAGTGTGCTGGGTACGGTACTCCGTCTTCGTTGTAGTCCGAGTAGCCTGTAAACGAGTGCAATACGCTGGTATGAACTAACCTATCGTCTTCGTTTGGCTCGCCGTTGCTGTCTGTTACTCTTTTTATTCTATATTGAATGCCCAGCTTTGTAGTGTCTAACAGGTTGTATGGTACAACATGAGTAAACCCATCTTTTTCGTTTCTGGTAATAGAAACGTTGGGTAGTGGTGTCCAATTGGTTTCCCAAGTTGAGGCATTCGCTCTATAGCGGTACTGGACTTGAAACTCAACAGTATGAGACTCTGTTTTTCCACTCTTGACTTTGATTTTACGAAGTCCTTGTGGAAAAGATATAGCAAGCACTGCTCGTTGTAGTGATTGTGTAAATGTGCTCTCTGTCCAGTTGTCTGTACCCCCAACAAATTCAAAAACTTCTGAGGTTTGTTGCGTCTTTTGAACTGTGGTTGAGTTGCCCTCACTATCCCAGTCCTGGACACTCTCTGTTAAAGGCGTCCAAGTGTTCCAGTAATCGTTGTTAGGGAATGTACCACTAACAGTTCGTTGCCTCATGTAGTAGTTGTTGTTGCTGTCGTAAGTAGTGTTCCAAGTATTTTGATCAACGTCTCTTGCAATACTACGGTAGCCACCAGCCACCAACTCCAATCCGCTGTAGTTTTGAACTACGTCACCTGCAACTATGTTTGTAAAGTTTTCAAGTTCGCCAACACCCGGGGTTGCCTGATAGTTGATGGTTTCTTGTACCACACCAGTGTAATCACTTAAATTGGTTTTGCCAACCAAAAATGAGTTCTCGTCTATACTCAGTGGTCCATAGCCCCATACCAGCATCATATTTAAAAAGCTAGTACTCTTGCTGCCCACATTGTCAAACGTAACAAAACTGTTCATTCCCAGTGGCGGCGTCATGCGGACCTTGCCCAACACCACAGGAATACCGCCGTATGGAGTGGCCTGGTTTTGGCCGCCACTCACCATGAGTTGGGCTTCGCTGCTGCCTGGGTCGTTCTGAGTAGGTGGTCGAATTGGTAACACTGCGTTGATTAGTGCATTTCCTGCTATAACTATTGCGGCCTGGGTGGCTGCCGTCACGGCGGCTATACCTTGAGCAGTGGTTACGCCTATAGTTTTAGCAACACTTGCTCCAAGTGGTCCGCCAAAATAAAAAGCTGCAGCAACAACTACTAAACTTAAAATTATTCTGGCTGTTTCTTTCTGTGGTACGCTTCTGTACTCTACTGTATCTGTATGGTTTAATACAGTGCTGCTCCAAACCAGTCGTGGGACCAAAACGCCATTAACAAAGATGTGAATGGTGCTCTCCAGAGCTTTAGCTACGGGGTACTGTTCGCGAACTTTTGAGTACAATTCTTCCAGGGTAGTACCTGGAACAACCGGCATTACCACACGTTCAGTCTTGAGTGGGTGTGGCACTGCATTCAATACCACATTGCACTTCTCGCGGTAACGAAAGTACCCACTCACTCTGCGAGACCATTTGATACCATCCAAGTCTTGGATGCTACTGCCGCTGCCAGCCTGGGCGTGTAGGAACTGGCGATTGTTGATGCAGATTCCTACATGGCTCAAGTGACCCATTACTCGGAGCACAACAACACAGCCCTCTACAGGTTCATCCAACTCTTCCCAGCCCTCACGGTACTGGGCAATAAGTTCTTCACTGCGGATTCTGTCGTCTTCCAAGTAGCTGTCAACAAAGCTTGGAAGATCAATGTTGTACTCTTGTTTATAGACCAGTCGCACCAATCCCCAGCAGTCAATGCCGCTTTCATCACGTCCGTGGGAAAGATAGGGTATTCCTAGATATTTATTTGACCACATCAGAACAGTCCTGGAAAAGTTGAGGGATTAAAGCTGTGAACTGGAAATGGCTCACGTTCGTAGTTTACCATTTGTAACTCACAGGTTACCTGATCACGATTATAAGTAAAGTTGGTTACATAAAACCCATCAAAGCTCACTTCTACCACGTTGGGCGTGGTGCTCAATACCAGCTCCAGCTTTACTTTTGGAGGTTCTTTGAGTTCGCGAATAACAGGTATTAGGTAGCGAGTAACGTCTCGGATTACTATTGAACAACGAGGAGCCTGTGCTTCGTCTTCTTGCGGCAGAGTAATCTCTAGTGGCAAAAAGATATAGTTTTTGGAACGGCTG